ATGAATTTTATAGACAGTTTCCACGCACAACAAAACACGCGTTTAGAGATGAGTCTAAAGAATCTTTATTCAATTTAACAAAAATATACGAGCAAATAGATTTCAATGAAGATCTTAAAAACTCAATAAACGTTACTCAAGGGAGTTTTCAGTGGCAAAACGGAGAAAAAGATACGAAAGTTATATTTGTACCAAACAAAAGCGGAAGATTCAGGGTTTCCTGGGTTCCACCTTTAAATCTACAAAATCGTGTGATAATAAAGGGTGGATTGAAATATCCAGGCAACGAACACTGTGGAGCTTTTGGTTGTGATAGTTATGATATATCAGGCACGGTTGACAAGAGAGGATCAAATGGATCTTTACACGGTTTAACTAAGTTTAGTATGGAGGACGTACCTCCAAATCATTTCTTTTTAGAATATATAGCTAGACCACAAACCGCTGAGATATTTTTTGAAGATGTTCTAATGGCTTGCGTTTTTTACGGAATGCCTATACTAGCAGAGAATAACAAACCTAGATTATTATACCATTTTAAAAGAAGAGGTTATAGACGCTTCTCTATAAACAGACCAGATAAAAAATACAACAAACTATCAATAACAGAAAAAGAATTAGGTGGAATACCTAACTCAAGTGAAGATATAAAACAAGCACACGCTGCTGCTATTGAAACCTATATAGAATCATACGTTGGTTTAAAAGAAACTGGATATGGTGATATGTATTTTCAAAGAACATTAGAAGACTGGGCTAAGTTTAACATAAATAACAGAACAAAGCATGATGCTTCTATTAGTTCTGGATTAGCTTTGATGGCTTGTAACAAACATAGGTACGCTCCGTCTAGCCCAGTTAGAAGAGAAGCTGTAAATTTAGGTATTAAAAAATATGACAACAAAGGAGTCAATTCAAAAATTATAAGTTAAATGGGTATATACACTAACACTAATAGCGCTTTTCCAAGCCAAGTAGTAAGCGATGCTGAAAAAGCTAGCTGGGAATACGGAAACCAAGTTGCTCAAGCTATCGAGTATGAGTGGTTTAACCAAGGCAGAACTGGAGGTAATAGATACTTAACAAACTGGAACAATTTCCACTCGTTAAGACTATACGCTAGAGGTGAACAACCTGTACAGAAATATAAAGATGAATTATCTATAAACGGTGATTTGTCTTATCTTAATTTAGACTGGAAACCTGTACCTATTTTATCTAAGTTTGTTGACATTGTAGTTAATGGTATATCACAAAAGTCTTACGACATAAAAGCTTATTCTCAAGATCCTAGCTCAGTTAAAAAAAGAACTGAATATGCTAGCAGACTTCAAGAGGATATGGTGGCTAAGGAGTATTTAGATAATTTAAAGCAAACGTTAGGTATTGATTTACACCAATCACCAAGTGGTGTTACAGTTCCAGAATCTAAAGAAGAGCTTGAATTACATATGCAGCTTAGCTATAAGCAATCAATTGAAATAGCAGAAGAGGAAGCTATATCAACTGTATTTGCTCAAAACAAGTTTGACTTAGTTAGACGTAGATTAAACATGGATCTTACGACTATTGGTATTGCTGCTGGCAAAACTAACTTTAACACAGCTGAAGGCATTACTATTGACTACGTAGATCCAGCATATATGGTTCATTCTTACACTGAAGATCCAAACTTTGAAGATATATACTACGTAGGTGAAGTAAAATCTATAACAATACCGGAACTTAAAAAAGAGTTTCCTGGTATATCAAAGAGTGAATTAGAAAAAATACAAAAATCACCTGGAAACAGGCAATATATAACTGGTTGGGGTAATTATGATGAAAATACCGTACAGATTATGTACTTTGAGTACAAAACTTACCACAATCAAGTATTTAAAATAAAACAAACAGACTCAGGATTGTTGAAAGCTTTAGAAAAGCCAGACACTTTTGATCCGCCTGAAAATGATAATTTTGAAAGAGTATCTAGGTCAATAGAGGTTTTATACACTGGAGCTAAAGTTTTAGGAACTAACACTATATTAGACTGGGGTTTAGCAGAGAACATGTCTAGACCAATGGCAGACACAACTAAGGTTGAAATGAATTACACGATATGTGCTCCTAGGATGTATAAGGGACGCATAGAGTCTGTTGTAAGTAAATGCGTTGGATTTGCGGATATGATTCAACTAACACATCTCAAACTGCAACAGGTAATGTCTAGAATGGTACCAGACGGTGTTTATTTAGATATGGACGGTTTAGCTGAGGTTGATCTTGGCAATGGAACTAACTACAACCCGGCAGAAGCATTAAATATGTATTTCCAAACTGGTTCTATCGTAGGTAGGTCAATGACGCAAGATGGTGATATGAATCCAGGTAAAGTACCTATTCAAGAGCTTAATAGCTCTAGCGGACTTGGTAAAATACAAGCACTTATACAAACGTATCAATATTATTTACAAATGATACGTGATGTGACAGGATTAAACGAAGCAAGAGATGGAAGCACGCAAGATAAAAACTCATTAGTAGGTCTACAAAAAATGGCAGCTAACGCGTCTAATGTAGCAACTAGACATATCAAGCAAGCTAGTTTATATCTTACGTTAAAGCTAGCAGAGAACGTGTCTCTTAAAATAGCTGATGCTTTATATTTTCCATTAACAGCTGAATCACTTAAAAACTCTATATCAACTTATAACGTTGAAACGCTTCAGCAGGTTGTTGATTTAAACTTATATGATTTTGGTGTATTTTTAGAATTAGAACCGGACGATGAAGAGCAAGCTAAGTTAGAACAAAACATACAAGTTGCGCTAGGCCAAGGAGGTATTGACTTAGAAGATGCTATAGACTTAAGACAGATTAAAAATCTTAAGCTAGCTAACCAAATGCTTAAAGTTAAACGTAAGCAAAAAGGAGTTCAAGATCAAGCTAACCAACAGGCTAACATACAAGCTCAAGCTGCTGCTCAAGCAGAGACTGCAGAAAAAACAGCTATGTCTGAGGTTCAAAAGCAAGAAGCTATATCAGGTTCTAAAGTTCAATACGAACAAGCTAAAGCTCAAATGGAAATAAACAAAATGCAAATAGCAGCTGATTTAGAAAAAATTAAAATGCAGCAAAAATTTGAATATGATATGCAGCTTAAGCAAATCGAAGTTCAGGCAATGCAGCAAAAAGAAGCAGCTATAGAAGATAGAAAGGATAAACGTAGCAAAATGGAAGCTACACAACAAAGTGAAATGATAAGCCAGCGTCAAAATGATAGCTTACCTAAAAACTTTGAAAACGAACCCGATATGGGTATGCAAGCTTTCATGTAGAAAGTAAACAATTATTTAATTATATTATATTATGTCAGAAGTAAAACAAGAAGAACCTGTTAAGCAGGAAGGTGAGTTTAAACTTAAAAAGAAAACTCCAAAAAAATTAACTAAAACAAGTGACGAACCTGTTAGAGTTAACATTAAAGAACCTTTAGTAGAACTAGAACCAGAGGTTAAAAAGGTAGTAATACCTAAAGAGCAAGAAGAGGTTATACAGATCGGAGAAATAAAAGATTCTCCTGTGGAAAAACCAACCGTAGATGTAGTCGAAGACGTTAAAGAGTTTACTCCGATTAAAGAAGTTGAAGTAGCTAAAGTAGAAGCTGAAGTTAAAGAAGCATTAAGAGATGAAAAAGTTTTAGGTAAGCAATTACCTGAGAACATTGAAAAGCTCGTTAGCTTCATGGAAGAGACTGGCGGGACAATTGAAGATTATACTAGACTTAACGCTGATTACTCTAGCGTTGACGATAAAACGTTATTGAAAGAGTATTACAAAAAAAATAAACCTTATTTAGATAATTCAGATGTTGAACTTCTTTTAGAAGATTTTGACTATGATGAAGATTTGGATGAGGATAGAGATATACGTAAGAAAAAACTTGCGTTCAAAGAAGAAGTTGCGAAAGCTAAAGGTTTTTTAGAGGAAACAAAGGTTAAGTATTACGATGAAATCAAGTTGAGATCAAACGTAAACCCTGATACTCAGAAAGCTACAGACTTTTTCAACCGATACAATAAGCAGCAAGAAGCAGTTAAGCAACAACATGAGCAGTTTCAAGAAAGTACTAAACAACTTTTTAGCGATAATTTCGAAGGTTTCGATATTAAAGTCGGTGATAAAAGTTATAAGTATAATATTCAAAACCGTGATAAAGTTGCAGAAAACCAATCAAACATTAATAACCTTGTCGGGAAGTTCCTAGACTCTGATGGTAATGTTAGTGACACGATAGGTTATCACAAAGCTATGTACGCTGCTGACAACGTAGATAAAATCGCCTCTCACTTTTATGAGCAAGGAAAAGCAGATGCCGTTAAAGACGTTATGAACAAGTCTAAAAACTTAAGTGATACCAAAGCTAGGTCATCACAAGGTGACGTGTTCTTAAACGGATTTAAGGTTAAAGCTATCTCAGGTGCTGATTCTACAAAACTGAAAATTAAAACAAAGAAATTTTAACTAAAAAACACAAATTATGGCGAGTGAACTAACTCCAACATTTGGTAGTATTATCCCGAGTCAAAAGCAGGAATTGCTAAACTCTAACTACCTACAATTTAACAGTGACGCTACTGGCGACACTAACACATTTGCACAACAATACTTACCTGAGATCTACGAACAAGAAGTAGAGCGTTACGGAAACCGTACTTTATCTGGATTCTTACGTATGGTTGGTGCTGAAATGCCAATGACTTCTGACCAGGTAATTTGGTCTGAGCA